CAGACACCATTGTTCCAACTTTTTAGTTTTGGAGAATAATAATGCCAGCACCACAAGATTTTACCATCAACGATGGTAAAGGTACACCCGTTGCCCATGTCTTCTCACCCGCGACGGTCGCGGGAGGTTTTCTTAACCTTCTCGATCGTGCTTCTGCTGCTATTGTAGCAGGGTTTATGAGGTTGAAACTGGGTAACACGCTGAGTGAAGGCCCTAAAAAGCCACACCTTTGCAAGCTCGTCATTACCATGCCCACTGTGGTCGCGGTTGATGGGCAAGACACTGTTGTGCGCACTTCAACTGGTGGCGTTACCTTCACGTTTCACGAAGGTAGCACATTAGCTGAGCGTACTGACGTCTATATGTTGGTCGCTAATGGTCTGGCTAACGCCACGATCAAAGACGCCATCGTTAACGTCAAGCCATACTATGGCTCGTAACTTAGGTCGTAAGACCCGGGTTCTCAGTGTTTTTGATGTAGTACTCGAAATGTCAATAATGACAATCATTAAGGAGATATTGTTATGCTTCGTACTATTTCTGTTGCTTGCGGGGCTGCTGTCAGTGATACTGGACAGCAAGCTTTCCATCCAGAAGTTCCAGGTCGCGAAAGCGACCCCGTGTCAACAACAGGTCCCCTCGAGCTCTTCGAGCTCTCGGAGAGGCTATCCTATATCGGTGTTCCAAGAACAGTATCCGATGACGGAAGCTTCACCAGTTGTAGAGGAGTAATTGCAGAGAATCCGGCAACGGAAGCTTTGCTACTTCTCGCTCAACACCTGTTCAAAAAGTACAATCCTACGGATGAGGTTTCTAAAGCGCAAGCTGAAGTCGCCCTAACCAAGATGTATACTTCTGAACTGAGGAACAGTGACACGAACAAGCGTTTCAGCGTTCCGTGGAAATACCACGGGGAATGGCATCAACACCTGGCTTACGCCAAAGATGAGCTCGCACGTTTGTTACGGTCACCTGGGGTCACAACCGAAGGAATTCCTTCTTCGGCGTGCGATCAATCGATCGCACAGTGGCTACGGCTAGAGACCAGTCCGCATTGCGGATTTGGTCCGGGTAGCAGTACCCGTCTGCCCCGTAAAAAGGGCGATGCTAGCTATAAATATAGCGGGAAACCGCATGTTACTAGCAACACAGCTCTCTACGCATGCGACGCCAGATCGGCGGTATGTTCGTGGATGCCTTCTCATCTGAGAAAGCATGTTAACTACATGCTTCGTGACCAGAAAATCGGCCACATTAAGGATATGTTCGAGAGGGTAGAAGGTGATGTGTTGGACGTTGTCCCTAAGAACAGCCTTTCGGGGCGCATGATCGGTAAACAACCCGACATGAACCTCTACTTGCAAAAGGGCCTGGGCGGATTCATCCGCAAAAGGCTCAAACTGGTAGGGATTGATCTTGATGACCAAACACGAAATGCTATGGCTGCTCTTGAGGCCTCGGAAACGGGGCTGATGAGTACTATAGACTTGAGTGATGCTTCAAATAGTAACGCTTTAGGAGTTACTCAGACGTTATTCCCGCAAGACATCTACGATTACATCATGATGTCTCGGGTAGCCTATGGGGAAGTTCCTTATGGTCTTACATTAGACCAAAGCGGCAACTTATCGGAG